CCGACAGATAGTCCAGCCTTTCTGACACGTGCCAACTTCTGTGGAATTGGCCCATCGCCTCCTCGATCTCTGGATCCACCTGTATCAACCAGGCCCTGAACCCCACCTGCGGATCGATTACTCTGTAGTCTTCCTTCAGCTGTTCGATGTGTCTGTATCTACCAAACATGGGTGCTCCTACCTTCAACGCCGCGGACACCACTTCAAGGTTTGCTGCCGTTAGCATGCCCAGACGCGTCTTCACCTGCGTTGTCCTGTTTGCGCGGTGCACCTCTACCACCCTCTTCCTGTACAGCAAGTCCCTCCGCCACTCGTCACGAAGTGTCTTCGCCACCAAAGGTACGTCATCAGACACCACTGTCTCCACAATCTGTTCATATGCGACCTGTGTAGCCCGCTCCACCGATAGTTCTACTCCGTAAGTCTTCCTTATCCGTTCGACCAGGGCCAGCGCACGCGAATCATTCATCCCCTCAATCCGGAAGCCCTTCTTCCTTATCGCTTCGACTGCGGGGGTGACTTTGCCCACCTGGCTGTCTGGTGGCGGTTCAATGCCCAGGCCGCCTGCTTCTCTTGGGATCCAGACCACGGCGAGTGGCAATGCGTGCAGCTGGCACCAAACTCCGCGCAGCGTTTCCCACACCTTGTCGACCTCCTGTGCTCGCCCGAACTTGTACACCCGCCTTCTCGTCGTGTTCAGTGCGTCGTAAATGTCCTTCAGCACCGCCGCTGGCTCGTAGGGCGTGTTGGACCAGGGTTTCCTTTGCACAACGCCGACCGCTGAACGGCTGGGATAACCGACCAACCCGCTCCTTTGGTACCATACTCGTAAAAACTCCGTCTCTCTTCTCCTGATTGCGAACTTCCCGACTCCACCGATCGCACCAACAACGTCGTAGCCTAGCTTCAGCGCAGCGGCGGCTACCCAGGTTTTGGAGTAGTTAGATGAGTCGTCGCCCCGGATAAACTTCCTCCATGCAGCCTCGTCCAATTCCATCAATACGACTGCCCTCTTCACAAGCGTCGTGATACACCCGTTCCAGCCGTTTCCAAGCTTCGAGGTGATTTCCATCCCGCTCGATACTCCCCCCACCACCTTGAACTGTGCAGTCCTGCCCGTTGCGGGGTCGCGCACAGTCAGACGGTTGTTGTCTAGGCACCTCAACACGTTGTCTCTGACCATGTCGTATTCTGCGTGTAGCTTCGGCGGCGCATTCATCCTCCCACCTCGGTACATGTGAGCGGCGATCCCCTTGGTCTCCCTGTGTTTAGGTTGATGGTCGAACTCTTTGAAGTCCCAAGGCAGCTCAAACTCATATTCGTCTAACAGCCTGAGCATCTCATCCATCCTCCTGGTCTGCTGGTAGAAATTCTCATCAAGTGTGTTTCCCACCCAGTCCGCTGTTGCCTTCGGGATGAACGTGGTCAGCCATGCCATTTTCAAGTATGTGTAAATATCGCCAGCCACAGCGAGCCGGACCTTTCCAGTCTCGTTCTTTACTAACGCCGCGTTCTCTGCCCAATCCCGCCTCAATGCCTCGGTAACCAGTTCTTCGACATCCACAAAGTCTAACACTCCGTTTTTCCTGCATTTTACACTCTTCACCTTCCCCCCGTCGTCCAATATGACTTCAAACCTCCCTACGGAACTGCTTCCGCTTGTGATCCACCCTCCGCCTCGCACGTAGTCTGCAAACGACAAGGCGTCGACGTCTGCGCTGTGCATTGGGAGCGCTTCTTCCACTACTTCTTCCCATGTCAGCCCGAGGTAATTGTGCTCCTCTCCCGCGCTAGCCAGCCGCGCTGCCTGCTCAATCATGTCCCAGTCCCCGAATGGCAGGTGTCGGTACCCCGCAAGAACGTGGTTTTCTACATAAAGCGGCCAGTCCAGGATGCGTTCGTCCAGGCCTGTCACTTTTATGATGTCCGACACAGTCTTGGATACCTCGACATAGTGGTCGACCGTCCCCCAGAATGCTCCCAAACTCTCCCACCTCTGAAACCAGTCCATCCCGAATAGACAGGCCACCTCGACCACCAACGTGACCAGTATGATGTCGCTTCCGTCCCCAAACCTCATCAACATGTACCAGAAGTCTCCTTCTCTCCCCAACCGCCTCAGGTGCCGGTAATAGTCAAACAGCCTGGTCCGACGGATCGCCAGGTCAGCTTTTGTCCTTGCTGGGAACAGAGCTTGCGATGCCTCGTCGAAGCCTTTAGCTTTCCATTTTGTATCTCTCTTGTGTAGCACTGCCCAAGCTTCGGGCCTTGCCACAAAGGCTGGTTTGTGTGTTTCAAGTCTAGGCACCCGCTCGCCTACCGCATCCCAACCAGGTCTCCTGGTCCTGGCGGGGTCCGGCATCAAGTCGAGAGACTCCACGTCTGCTTCGTTGTACGCTGCTTCTCCTTTCAACACTGCTCTCAGGTACCGACAGGCTGCCCTCTGGCGCGCCGTGAAGCCGAGGGCTTCTAGTCGGTCTTCTCTTCGCCGGCACTCGTCGCAGTGTTCGAAGCCGGCATGTCCCCCCCCCGCAGCAGCCAGGACGTGGTAACTCCACCGCCGCCATCGGCAAGTACATTAGGCATGGGTGCGTCTGTTCCAAGAATCCACTGAGGAGCGCCGATCTGCGTTTTCTTAGACAAGATGCTGGTCATGTACGCTGCGTTGGCTCCCGGCACCATGATAGTCAGTCTCCTGCCATCCTGCGTCATGAAGGGAAACCATGTTGACAGCCCACGGCGCAAGTCACACGCGACAACAGCCGGAGACCAGAAATCGGGTCTCGAAAACCGCTGCACCACAACCTGCCCAGGCTGGGGGCACTCACCCGCTGGCACCGCGAGCCCGGTTAGATCGGCTAAGAATGCCGTCGCCACCAGGTGGTAAATTAGCTTCAAATTGTGGATATAGTTATCGTCGAATTCTGGGACCGAATCTCTAGTCACCACCTGACCCTGCGTAGCATACGGCACCGGGACGGATACTGTCTGGTTTGCGAACGCCATGATTGCTCCGTTGCTCAGCAGCAGGCCAGTCTGCCCTTTCAGCGGCCCGAGCAGCATCTGCAGTCCTCGTGGCTGTGTCTTCCTGAACAGGTTTTGCCAGATGTCAGCCAGATAAGCTGGCACCACCTTGCCTTGGTAGGTGGCCGCGCCTGGGTTACTCGGTCCAAACCAGCCGACCCGCGGAAATGTCCACATCGCATTAGGACTAGTTCCGTTGTATGACTTAGGCACGCTCATGCCTGTGAGCGCAGTGGTGAACGCGTCGATGTTGGCACCTGCTGGTGCTATCAAGTGACCTTTGGTTGCGCTAATAGTATTGACAAAACACGCCATCACGACTTTAGCCAACTTTTGGTTCACTACCCCCTGAAAGATAGAGTTCAAGAACTCAACCGGCATCTGCATGCCCGACCACAGCGCCTGCCATGTAGTCGCATACTTCATGTTGCACAGCATACCGTAGACGAGAAGCTGAGGGTCTCCGACCTGCAGGCGTGTGGTCCAGTCCGGTGCTGTTCCGATGGGTGCCGTCTGGTAAATCCCCATAAATATCCCACTCATCCACTCCGTGCTTGCTACTGGTAGGACCACATCGAATCCGACTGTCCTCGTCGGATAGTTGGCCACAATCCTGGGCATGCCCAGCCCGTTTGCGTGAAGCTGTAGCAGTGCAGGGTCTGTATTGTTAGCTGCGTAGACCGGGTTCGCGGGAGCAATACTTGTCTCGGTCTGCATAGTATTGTACCTAAAGCTCAACATCGAGGCGATGTGGAATGCAGGCTCCAGCAAACCTTGTCGGTTCAAGAGGCCCAGTGTAAGATTCAACACCTTTATTACGCTGAAAGTATCGACCTTGCTTATGGGTCCGCCAGCCATAAAAGAATAAGAATAGGCTGGCCAGGGATACGAGACAAAGGCCGCCCCCTGGGTGTTAATGGTCAACGGGGCATTTGCTAATATCCCTTGGGCTGGTGTTGGCCCCCAGCTTGGTACAACCAATGCTTTGAGCGCCGCGTCGACGGCATTTACTGGGGGCGGGTATGACCCCCGAAGCGGGAGGATAATATCCAAGCTCCCTGTGCCTGGCCAAGCAATCAGCGACTGTACGGTCACAAACATCTGGTCGAGGGGGTTATTTCCCGCGGCGTCTGTGGTGTTGATCAACACTTGCCCCAGCACAGCGGGGTTTACCATGCAAAAGAGCAAAAACAAGTACAGGGATGTCTGTGGGTCGTTGACCTCGTTTGAGTTCAAGATGGTCAGCGGTACGAACACG